TTCCCTACACGACGCTCTTCCGATCTGGCAGGTACGCATATAGCCCTGCTCCACCCATAGGGAGTACGGCACATTATCCCGCTCGCGCCGGCTGCCCGACCGCCTGGCGTCCTCCAGCACGGCCTCCGGGATCCAGTACATGGACCGCATACAGATGGCTTTTGCCGCGTTGAGATCCGTCGTATCGGCCGCGTCAAAGCCGCCGATGCCATAGTCAAAGGGGATCTGGAAGGTGGCTTCATTATTCAGCTCCTCCCAGCGCAGCCATGCTCCCTCCGAAGTCTGGGGCATATTGAAGTCCTTGACCATGACGGTGGGCTTGAAGCTGGGATCGTCCTTGGCCTTCTGTACCATCTCGGCCAGGTAGGTACGGCTTTTGATGGTCCCCAGCCCTGGGTTTGCCTTTTCCCAACACACCGGGTCATCCCACTCCGCCCGGTCGTCCAGCTCATAGATAAATGGCAGGAATCGGGGCGCGGAGATAGTCCCGTCCAGCACGTCACAGGCGTATTTATACTGGGCGTCAAAGATACCCTCCCGTACAAAGCCGTTGGTAGTGATGACAAAGAGCAGCGGTTGACTCCGGGCACCCATGGCCTGCTTGATAAGGTCATACAGGTCCCGGTTTTTAATGGCTGCCAGTTCGTCGATGGTCGCGCCATGGGCGTCCAGGCCGTCCAGGCTGGAGGTATTGGACGCCATAGGCTTGATAAAGCCCATGTTCATAGGGCAGTAGATATCCGACACCCGCTTCTTCAGATGCTTGGCCAGCAGCGGCGACATCTTCCGCATTTTTACTGCCGCCTCGTAGCCCAGGCGGGCCTGGTCCAGTTTAGTGGCAACGTTATAGATCTGGGGTGCGCCCTCCCCATCATTGACCAGCAGATCCAGCTCTACAGCTGCCGTCTCCGTGGTCTTTCCATTTTTCCGCCCTTCGATGATGAGAACTTCGTTGTACCGGCGTAAATCGTTGTCATCTACAAAGCCAAATACCGCCTCTAACCGGGCCCGCTGAAATAGCTCCAGCTTTAGGGGCTCTCCCAGTCGGCCGGATGGGACTTTGCAAAAGCGATGGATAAACTGAATGTGCCTAGAGGCGATATCCGGGTCAAAGTGAAACTCCCCAGGATTGATGAGATCTTCCAGCAGCCGCTCCGAAACCTGCTTCATCCGGCGGCAGGCCGTGATCCTGCCGTCCAGGATACCAGTGCAATAACGCTCCAGGTCCGTCACCTGGCACCACCGCCCCCGGTTTTCAGGAAGTGTGTCAGTTCGTCATCGGCGGGCGGAGCCTGGGGCAGCATATCCCCCAACTGGCGGATCACTGCGGCGTAGTTTTTGATCATGGCATTATAGACATCCACTTCCACGGACTTCTTTTCACCCCACTGATTTTCGCCATTTTGGTACTCAGATTTGACGCCTTTTTCCCGAATTTCAGCCTGAAGTTGGGTCAACTGCTCCTCCATGAATACCGCATTCAGGATCAGCTGAAGGCAGATTTTCTGCTGCTCCGGACTGGCCGCTTTATAGGTATCTGCGAACCGGCCGAGTTCTTTTCTGCTGGGGCCTTTTCCCATTTCCACACCCCCCTCCTGTGTGTGACTCGCTCTTTTTTAACTCCGCTCAACGGTCTCCAGGGGCCTCCCCTTCTCCGGTCGATAGGGGGGGATTATCCGTCGGGTCACAGATGTCGCCTGTCCACTGGCTGTCCATCTGGATCGAAGATACAGGCTATTGGCTTCCCTCTGTTCAGTCCATGCCCCTCATAGGCATCGTGGCACTCTTTGCACACATAAGCCAGCAAGCTATGGTTCAGTGACACCGCAGGGTTGCCGATATTCTCCGGTGTCAATGTGACCAGGTGATGGACAATATACCCTTGCTGGTCCTGACACTCCTCACACAGCCCGCCGTCAATCTGCATGCGTTTCGCGATATATGCAGCACGGCAGGCTTGCCACGCCTTTGAGCGGTAGAACTGCTTGGCAAATGCTTTCATGTCATCTCCAACGCCGCGGCCTGGCCTCTTGTGCCCTGGCTATCACCTCCGGGCAACAAAAAAAGCCGGCACCGACGCTCCCCCACACGGGAAGTCATCGGCACCGGCTTACAACGAAGCACTGGCCACGGTCGATATTCACGATGTACTCTGCCTTGCAGCTCCTGCACCAGAGAATCAGCCCACGGGCTTCGGTCTCGGGGTCCGCTTTCTGGTTGGTCGTCTGCTTGCAGTTGGGACAGACATACCGTCCGTTCCTTACGGATAGTTTACCACATTCACGGTCCATTTTAAACTTTTTCACTCACTTTCTATGGGCTTTTTTACTTGTTACACCTGGTTTCCAGACCGAATAAAGACGCGAGGGCTATCTGGTTGTCGCTTGCGCGGTGGCCTGGCTCCTTTCCTCTCCTTTCTCACTGGCAAATAATATTTGATGGTGGTAAACACCCCGAACTCGTTCTCCACCGGCGGCGGCGAGCTGAGGATGATGGCGCCCGGCGGCGCCGCTACCGTGATGTTATCCTTGACGATCTCGCTCTCCACTTTGGGCTTCTTCAGCCCGATGGAGGACGCCCAGGTCCGTGCGCCGCTCTCCGGCTTGCCGCACTCCCGGGGCTCCTTGGTCAGATACTTGGCCAGGGCCTCGTAGCCCTCCCACAGGTCCAGCGTCTCCAGTTCCACCTCTCCGTAAGGCCACAGGGAGCGGAGCACCTCCAGGTCCGCCCCGGTGCCGTTGAGGATCATATGGTGGTGGATCCGTCCGCCTTCGGCGCTGAGCTGCTCGGTCACATAGATGTACTTGGTCTCCTGTTCCCTGGCTTTCCGGTGGGCCCGCAGCAGGCGGATCATTTTCTTCAGATATTTCCTGGCCTCTTCTCGATTTCTTGGCAGGTGATCATCGTCATAAGTAAAAACCAGATGGAGATCCCGGCGTATGAAGTTGGTGGCCAGCTCCACCTCCAGCTTCTGCCACGATCGCTTCAGGTTCATCCGTTCCTGGGCGGCGGAAGAGATCTCCCGCAAGGCCTGCCGCTCCCGGTCCGAGCTGCGGGGCGTTGGGATGGTGTAGCAGCCCACGATCACCAACCGCCCGGCGGTGATGGTCTTAATCCGCTTGGCCATTCTGCGCCTCCATCTCCACCAGCGCTCTGGCCCCATCGTAGAGCTGGCTCATGCGTGAATCGTCAGCACATCGATCCCGGTATGGAGCTCAATGGAGTTGATCCTGGCCCGTGCGGTGCCGTCCTTGATCCCCAGCGCTTTCGCCGCGCCGGAGATGCAAAGGTCGGCATCATGGAGCGCTACGATCAGCCGGACCTGGTCCATGGTCAGGATTCTGTCATTCCGCGCACTGGATCGTCCCATCACTCACACCTCCCAAAGCGGCTGAGGTAGTGGGCCTGCCACAGAAATTCCGGCTGGCGAAGCGAGAGCATCTTTTCCCGCACCAGCTTGTCCATCACCCGACCGATGCTGGGCTGACCGTCCATCTGGGCCAGCTTCTCCAGGTTGGCGGCGGTCTGGGCCGTCACCAGTACTGATATCCGTCGCAAATTTTTGTTTTTCATTTTCCTTCTCCCTCCTGCGTGTCCCGCTGATCAAGCAGGGCATTCAAATGATCTATGTTTGCCAGGGCTGCCTCCATATGCTCTGCTACATTGCGCAGGATGGCACAGCCATGCACGGAGCAGTTATGTTCAAATCCACAGCCCAGGCAGACCATAGATCCTGTTTCCACCTTCATGCGCTTTACCGCCCTGAGCGTTGTCAAATAGTCCATCGTGGTCAATCTTTCCACCCCCTTTTCTGCGGATATCCACATGGTCTTGGGCAAGCTATCGTTGGAGGTGATTCGTATGGAATCCACTTACAGCGATCGATACGCCAACCTGATGGAGGACCCGGCCATGGAGGCCTATTTCGTCCAGCTTCCCGGCTATATCCAGGCCCAGATCCGCGCCCGCAAGCATCAGCCTGCCACCCTGGAAGACCTGAAACGCATGGCCGAAGAGGTCAAGCAGCTGTTTTAAACAAAGATCGAGGTGATATAATGGCCAAGCAAGGTATGGCACGTCCTGATATGACCCACACCCAGCCCCGCAATACGGAGCCTCCTGTTCCACAGATCCAGGGCAAAGCCAAGCACGGGAAGGCCAAGGCCAACCCCATCGTGGCAGGTACCTCCGGCCCCGGCCTGAAGGTGTACCACCAAAAGCCCATTGCCGACCAGGAAGAGCTGTAATGGTATGTGTCAAAGTGCCGCCCCGCTGTGGGCGGCACTTTGCTGCTCCGGCTCTCTGCCGGGCACCCCGCTTCTCCTACCACTACCCCGCGTTTGGACGCAGGCCTTCGGATCAGCAGGGCCCCGGTCAAAGAAAAAGAGAGAGGTCCGGGTGGTGGCGCACCCACCCGGCAGAGAGCCGGAGCGGCTATGCAGTCAAGTATCTTTTGCGTCCTGTTTTGTCCCGTCGATCAGGTTCGCCAGGACCGAAAGTACAAATAAGGCCTCTGAATCCTCCGTCTGGATGGGCTGCCCGCAGATCGGGCAGGGATCACCCGGCCTCAACTGGGTCAGTTCTTCGTTCATGCCGCACCTGCCTCCTGCTTATTCTTTCCTGTCCTCTTGGGCAGCTTGGGCGTTCCGTCCTCATTGCGCTGGCTGCCAGCTCGGAGCCAGCGCAGCCATGTGTCCAGGAACGCCTTGTGGACCTCCCGGGGCTTGGGGCTTCCCGGCAGGGTGTCGTTGTGGTAGCCGTGGATCTGCTGGATCTGATTGCCGTCCATCTCAATGGTCACATAGGGGGTGCTGGGGGCGCTAGACCTGCGCAGGAACAGGATGGTGGTGACTCCTCTCATGTGCCGGTCGGCGTAGCCGCCTACACAATGGCACAGCATATTGCCCTAGGGCAATATGCTGTGCCATTGTGTAGGCGGCTACGCCGACCGGCACATGAGAGGAGTCA